AAAAAGATAAGTGGAGAGTTATAAAGTTTAGGGCCATCGCAAGTGAAGATGACCAATATAGAAAAGAAGGAGAGGCCTTACACCCAGAGCGATATCCCATTGAGCAGCTATTAGATTTTAAAAAGGCCCTAGGTTCCAGAATGTTTGATGCCCTCTATCAGCAGTCGCCAAGCATTGAGGGCGGCAGTATCGTCAAGCGTGGGTGGATTAAATATTATAGAGAACTACCTGGTCACTTTAATGAAACAATTATGTCTTGGGATATGGCATTTAAAGAGTCCGAACACTCTGACTATGTGGTAGGCCAGTTATGGGGGAGAAGAGGGGCCGAGTTCTATTTAATAGATATGGTGAGAGATCGAATGGATTTTCCTACTACCATTAGGGCCATGCGACAATTTTGTTTAAAGCACCCCAAAGCTCACGCCAAATTAGTAGAGGATAAGGCAAATGGCCAGGCCGTTATAGACTCTCTTAAGACTGAGATTTTTGGCATCATTCCCTTTTCCCCAAAAGACTCAAAGGATAGTCGCTTTAATTCCGTGGCCCCGGCATTTGAGGCCGGCAATGTTTATTTACCAGAAAATGCCCCATGGTTAGATTTATACATTGAAGAATTGACAGGGTTCCCTTTTATGCCCCATGATGATTGTGTAGACGCTACCTCTCAGGCCCTAATCTTTATGCGTGAGCATATTTCTCAAGGGTCATTTGGTTTGCATGTTATTCTGAGGAAATAATGCTAAGTAGAGAATATAAAAAGTTTATCTCAGAGCGTGACCAAACCCTAGAGCGGTTTCGCATTAAAATGAATTATCGCCTCTCCCTACGCATTAAAGAGTTCTTTGATGAGGCCCTTAATCAGGCCGTTTTATCTTATAATACCATGGGAAAACATACCTGGTTCACCACCGCCTCAAGACATCTGATCTTTGGTTTAAAGAGTTATTTTAATAGTTTAGTTCCCCACTTAACCGAGGACTTGTCTGCCATTATTACTTATACAATCAATATTGTGACCAAACTTTCCTATGCTTCCGGGCTTGAGGGAATTGCTAGAATGAATGGTAAGCTAGCGACTATTAAGGATTGGAGACCAGAATATGATAAGAGTTTATTTGATAAGGTGTCTATTAGTGTTCAGGCATTAGTGAATAAAATAAATCAAGAAATAGAACGGGCCTATGTGGGCGAGGAGGGTAGTGAAGAATTAAAGATGCGCCTCCTTAAATTGTTACCAGAAACCATTATGCCCAAAAGGGTTCTTAAAAACATTAGAGCTATTGAGGCAGTCGATGGGCGACTGGTTAGGGGAAAAACTGCCGGTCTTAGCATGACCACCGATGAAATGTCTGATATGGAGTGGAATAGGGTTTTAAGAGAATATATGAACCGGGAAGTTTTATTGGACGTTCCCGATGAACTATCAAGACACTTTCGTTATTATCGACCAGGCGAAAGTTTACCATCCTATAAACACCCAAGTGATGAATATTACAACTGGCAGATTGAACAACAAAGCACCCAGGTCTATCTGGACTCCATTAAAAACGGAGAAGAAAAGGCTGCCGCCGATATGGGCGTGAAGGATTTAATGTGGGTGTCAGTGCTAGATGAAAAGACCAGACCAGAACATGCAGCGAAAGATGGATTGACCTCAACTGAAATAGCAAATAAACTTGAACATGAATGGAAAGATTTTGACGATAAGGGCACCGTCGCTCCCAGTGGGTTTAATTGTAGATGTCGCAGTGTTCCGTTTATCCCGGAAAAAGACCAAATAGAAAGTAAAGATATTTATAAGGAGTGGGGATCGTGGCTAACAGAAGAGTAAAAGATAAGTTTCACGAGGACTCAGACTATAGATTGCGCTCCATTCGTCGTGCCCAAGATTTTGATGCTAAGTATGACAATGATAAGTGCTATGTCCCTAACATAACCATAGACTCCATGCCCTCCCTCATTGAGGCCCTAAAAACAGATAAGGCAATAGTTGAGGCTGACGTTCTGCATTATAATAAAGAGTCTGGTTATGTTATTAGGAAAAATCTAGACACCAAACAGTTCTTAGAGTCGATAGAAAAACCCATGCCCAAGGTAAGATTTCGGGAAGGGGCAGACTGGTTTTCATTTGCTGACGATTATGACTCCCCTGATTTCGTGGGTGCTGATTTTGTGCCGCTATTGGGTGGACCTCTATTTAAAAACCTATGGTATTTAGACTACGTTAAGCAGGCCAATCAAGCGTTCTATGCTTATAACAATGACCCGGTAGCAAGACGCCTTATTCAGTGTATGAAAACATTCACCCTGGGGAGGGGTTTTCGGGTTGACTGTAAACACCCTACCCTTTCAAAAATTGCTATGGCCGTATGGGAAATGTTCACCGAGACCAATGATTTCACTAACCAAGTTGAACAAATGTCCATTGAACTATCACTCAATGGTGAGGTCATGTGGTATTGGTTGCCAAAAACCCACACCAAGATGACTTATAATCTAAACAGAGATGAAATTCCTAGAGGTCTATTGCCAAGAGCAAGACTTATTGACCCCACTACTATCTGGGAGATTGTCACTTATCCTGAAGATATTACCAGAGTCCTACATTATGTTCAGATTTTTCCTACTCAGATGCAGATTTATACTAATTCAAAGGTGCCAGCGACTAAGTATATTTATCAACATATTCTGGCCGATGATATTACCCATTATAAAGTAAATAGCGTCTCTAACGAGAAGCGTGGGCGCTCAGACTTATATCCCGTCTTGGGTTATTTGAAACGTCTAAGGGATGCCGTTAATTATACCATGTTAAAAGATTTAAAACAGTCTGCTTGGGCAATCGATACAACCATTGAGGGAGCTGATGAGGACATTTCTAAATATATTTCATCCCAAGCTGAGGCCCCTACTATACCCCCTCCTGGTAGTGAGTATGTTCATAATGCTAGAATTAAGCGAGAGATGTTAGAAGCAAAGGGCACCGGAGTAGGTAGCAGTCAGGCCTTTGAATGGGCCCTATCTATGATCGCCATTGGTTATGGTATTCCAGTAAACTATTTTGGAACCCACCTTTCTAATCAAGCAACCAGAGCAGGGTCAGTTGTTGCCACTGAACCAGTGACCAAAGTATTTGAGTCTAGACAATTGGATTATGAGCGCATCTTTTTAAGATTATCTAGAAAGTTATTTGATCTTTTTGGTCTACCTTCAGATGTTAAACTAGAATTTTCCTTTCCAGAATTAATAACCTCTGATCGCTCTGCCAAATTTAAAGACCTTGCCTTGGCACAATCTGAGGGGTGGATATCTAAGGAGCGAGCTGCAGAACTGGCCGCTAAAGAGCTAGGAGTTACTGATTTTAATTACGAAAAAGAAAAAATAAATATTGCAGAGGAACCTCCCGCCCCAGTGCCAGGACTCCCACCTATCCCCGATCAGGCCATGAAGGCCCCGGCCACTTCATTACCCGGCACAGAAAGAAAGGCAGCAAAGGATAGCAGCTATGCAGTTTCCTAATACTATTGAGGAAATAATGGAGAACCCCAAGAAGTATGGGGCACCAACACTAGAAGAGTTCATCAGAGATAGAGAAAAAAATAAAGTTACGGTCGATAGTAAGCTCGGGATGATTGACCAATCTACTAAAATACTCAAGAATAAACTGATCAAACAGACCTATTTTTTCAGGGGAATATTCTGTGATAAGCTGGAAGAGGTCGAATATATCGCTATAAACGAGGGTATTGATCTGAAACAATGTACTATTTCCCCTCAAATTGTGCCCCAATTGGGCGGTAAATTTTCTATTTTAGTTACAATAACCCCACCCATTATCCAAAAATATTCAGGAACATTATGAAAATTAAACAGTCCTTTCAAGAGGTCGACTCTGTCACTGAATTACCGCAAGGTAAAAGGTTTAGAGTGGTCCTTATCCAAGAAGGTTTAGGCAATATGAAAGATGCTTTTTACTATTCCAAAGAGTCGCTGCAAACGGCAGTGCCCATCTTTGAAGGTAAAAAAATCTTTACAGATCACCCCACCAATGAAGAGGAAAGTGAAAGACCAGAACGGTCGGTTAAGGATGTATTGGGTCACTTTGAAAATATTGCCTTAGCTGCTAATGATGGCCGTCATCAACTCATGGGCGACCTAGTCCTTGCTGAGGGTGCTCATTTTTCTTGGGCCAAGGGACTCCTCGCTCACGCCTTAGAGTATGCCAAGAAATTCCCAGGACAAGACTTTATAGGATTATCTATCAATGCCAATGGTGAAGCAGAACATAGACCTATAACAGAAATTATGAAGGATTGCCCTGACGCCTGCAAACCTAAACTTCAGAAGGCCATGGAGTTTGGAGTCGATAGTGTTAAATTAGCAACAAAAATAACCGATGCCATCAGTTGTGACCTTGTTACCGCACCTGGGGCAGGAGGAAAAATTTTAGCAATGTTAGAAGGAGATAAAGAAATGAAGAAGAAAAATCAAGAAGCTGAGGCCCCTGTAAAACAAGAAAGTCCGGCCCCGGCACCCGCTGCCCCACAAGCTGCCCCTGCTGCTCCAGAGCAAAACTCCCAAGAGCATCCAGATGCTGCCCAAGATGCAGAACTTATTAAGTCCATGATTGCCAAATATCTTACTGGTATTGAAGGCGATCATACCCAATCAGTAACCGAGATGAGCAATGTCTATGGTGAGATGGGAATGGAAAGACCTAAAGCTGTTGAGGCCGGTGCTATGCACGTTAAGGCCGCTTCCGTTCTTATGTCCAAACAACCAAAGGTAGACGCTGCCCCAGAACAGGCTCCGGAAAAGAAGGAACCCGCTATCGCTGAAGCTGAGGCCTGCGCTAAGGAAGGGGATGAAAAGGTCATTACTAAAGACCAGGCACCCTTTGAAATTCCCAATGATAAAAAACCTGAGACCCTGGTAAAAATAACCAAGAAGGATGAGGCCCCGGCGGATGTAAAGGAAAGCGATAAGATTATTGAATTAACCGCTAAGATCGCCGCCCTGGAAGGTAAAATTAATGAATATGAACTTGCTGACCACATGGAAAAGAAACTGATGGAAAGTAAGTTAGAACGTAAAGTTACTAAAATGTTTAAGGAGTCCATTAAGGATCGCAAAGTAAAAACGAAAGAGCAGTTTAATTCTCTATTAGAACTTTTTGTTGAAGGTTTCAAAGCAAACAGCGGTGAGGTTGTGAGCAATGCAAATCCCGAGAAGTTCGCAGAGGTGACAACTGGCGCACTGTCGTTCAAAGATTGCGTTTAATCAATAAGGAGTGAAAAATGAAAGCATTTAATCGAATTACTTGCAGCATCGCTCCTCGGACGCTTTTCAATGACCTGAAGAACATGACTGACGCCACTATCAGCTACAATCAAGGAGACTTGCTTGTTCTGGACGGCACAAATCATCTTGTAAAGGCCATTGCTTCCGGGGAAACTGGTGCCAATGTTCTGGGCCTTGCCCAAGCTACTGTTGTCGATGGCAAACCGAAGTCGCCTACCCAAGGGACTGACGTTGATGCCGCTCAGGCCATTCCGTCCCTTCCGGGCGCTGTTTATGGCGTGATTGCTAAGCTAGTCTTAAAGACTGGTGACGCTATCAATTCGGGGGCATTGGTATACCCCGACCCTGCCGCCGGCACTTACCACGTTACTGCTACTGCCGGTAGCTTAGTCGCCATTGGTTTTTACCAAGGGCCTGCGGTTGCATCTGCTGTTGCTGGACAAGAAATTGAAGTCCAC